CCGTGCGGCTGGTTGCTGCTGGGTGCCGGTGTGGTCATGATGTTCTCCCCCTAGATGTGGTGCGCTGGTGGTGCGGAGCGTGCTGCTACTTGCGGAGGGCCTTGCGCTGCGCCTTCAGCAGCTTCGCTTCCTGGCGGGCCAGCTTCGCCTGCGCCGCGGCGTTCTTGGTCTGCGCCTCACGGCGGCTGGTGTACTTGACCCCTACGCCGAGCGTTCCGATCGATGCCGTCTTCCTGAGAAGCCCCATCGTTCCCATCTCCCTGTGTTGGTGGTGAGCCCCCCGGGGTGACTCCCCGTGATGCTTATACCTCCACTATACATACCGGTGTGGGCATGTCAAATACTGGTGTAGGCACAGGGCCGTGATGTAAGCTTGCGGTATGGACGAATCCGACATCGGGCGCGAGCTGGCCGACGCGCAAGCCGACTACATCAAGGTTCGCGGGGCAGTTCGTGAGGCAGGCGATCGCCGCCGGAAAGCCGTCGCGCTCGCAAGAACCAAAGGCTGGTCGAAGTACAAGATCGGGGCAACGCTCGGCGTCAAGGGGCCGACCGTCGACTCAATCATCTCGGCGGCCGAACGCGAGCGGGACAAGCAGTGAGCGAGCGCACGGCGGTTTACCGCCTCTACGATGCGAACGCTGCTTACTGGCTCAGCGACGACGGCATGACCCTCATCGTCACGCGCCGCACGCCAGCCGGTATCGCGACCGCCACCTACGAACGTCGCCACGACGCGGGCCCATTCACCGACGCAGACGTGGATAGCGCGCTCAGCGCGCAACCCGCGGCAACAAGGACGATGCAGCCTGGCCAGCGGAACAAGACACGCCGCTTCGTCACCAGGTTCGGCACGCTGTGGCTGCACGTCATGACCGGCCCGCCTACCTGGTGGTGGCCCCGCCTGGCGCGCGAGAAGGACGGCGCACTAATGGCCGGCTGGCTGCGCCGCGGTGCGGCAGTGAAGTTCGACCGGAGGTAAACCCCTGGCTGGCAGGACGATCACCATGGGCGCAAAGTTCTCTGACACCGAGGCTGAGGCTGTTGACCTGGCCCGCGGTGACACAAGCCGGTCCGCATGGCTGCGTACCGTCGCCCTGACTGCGGCCGGTAAACCGGCCAAATCCCCGGCCGGCAAGCCAGCGGTAAACCTGCCTCCAGTGCCGCCACCTGGGCGTGTGCCCTTCCGGGAGCCTGAACCGTGCCCGCATCCGAAAGCCCGCGTCCACAAGTCGTTTTGCGGCAACTGCGGGTCACACGTCGGTTAACCGGGAGGTGACGTGCCCTCCCTGCTGAGCGCCATCGAGCGCGTTCCCGTGGGCTCCCTGGAGTTTTTTCCTGGGAACGCCCGCCGTGGTGACGTTGAGGCCATCGCCCGCTCGCTGGCCGAGAACGAGCAGTACGCCCCGATCGTCGTCCAGCGGGCTACCCGCCATGTCCTGGCTGGGAACCACACGCTGAAGGCGGCGCAGTCGCTGGGCTGGCCTGAGATCGACGTGGTGTTCGTGGACGTGGACGACCAGCGCGCCCGCAAGATCAATCTCTCGTCGAATCGCACAGCGGAACTGGGCGGCTACGACGATGACGCTCTGGTGGAGTTGCTGTCGTACCTGGACGGCGACTATGACGGCACCGGATGGTCTGAAGAGGACGTGTCCGCGCTCATCGAACCACCCGCACCGCCACCGCCCAGCGACAAAGACCCCGACGCTACGCCCGAACCGCCCGCGATCCCCGTCACGCAACCCGGCGACATATGGATCTTGGGCCCGCACAGGATCGTCTGCGGTGACTGCCGCGACTTCGGCACCGTTGAGCGCTTGCTGGCTGGCGAGCGGGTAAACGTGGCGTTCACCAGCCCGCCGTACGCCTCGCAGCGCGCATACGACGAGTCGTCCGGGTTCAAGCCCATCCCGCCCGGCGAGTATGCGGACTGGTTCGAGGATGTGCAGGCCAACGTCCGTGCGCATCTCGCTGAGGATGGCTCCTGGTTCGTCAACATCAAGGAGCACGCCCACGAAGGGCAGCGGGACCTGTACGTCAAGGACCTGACCATCGCCCACGTGCGGCGCTGGGGCTGGATGTTCGTCGACGAACTGTGCTGGGTGGACAGCCGCAACGGCTTCCCCGGCACGTGGCCGAACCGCTTCAAGGACGCCTGGGAGCCCGTCTTCCACTTCACGGCAAGCGCCGGGATCAAGTTCAGCCCGTACGCCGTAGCCCATCAGAGTGACGGCGTGCGCCAGTACGAATCTGGCCACCACTGGGAGATGCGCGACACCGGCTATGCCGTAGAAGCGGCACAGCCGGAGACAACGCAAGGACTCGCGCTTCCTTCAAACGTCATGCACCTCGCAGCGGGCGGCGACGGCACACACTCCGCAGCCTTCCCCGTGGACCTGCCCGCGTGGTTCATCCGCGCATACTCCGACCCCGGCGACACCGTGTTCGACCCGTTCATGGGCTCCGGGTCAACACTCATCGCCGCGCATCAGGAGAACCGCACCGCCTACGGCTGCGAAATCTCGGCCGGCTACTGCGACGTGATCGCGGCCCGCTGGGAAGCCTTCACCCAGATCAAGCCTGAGCGTGTCCTGCCTGACGGCACCACCGAACCCGTCACCTTCACCTGACCACCCGTTGCTGCAACACATGGACCGCGCAACACGGGGGGTGAATGAATGCCCCGCCGCCGCACCATAGAGACCCGCGAAAACGACGCCCGCGCTGTTGAACTGCGCCGCCGTCACCTGAACTACGCCCAGATCGCAGCCGAGATGGGCTACAAGGACGCCTCCGGCGCTCACCGTGCCGTGGAACGCGGCCTCCTTGACGCCCGGCAGGATGCGTCTGAGGCCGTCAAGCAGATGGAGCTTGACCGCCTCGACGACATTGCCCGCGGTTTCCAGCGGATCTTCGCCACCCGCCATTACGTGGTGTCCGTGGGTGCTGGCAAGGTGGTCATGGACCCCGCGAAGCCCGGCGTGCCGCTGGTTGACGACGCCCCCGTCATCCAGGCTGGTTTGGCGTTGCTGCGGGTGATGGAACGCCGCGCCAAATACCTGGGCCTGGATGCGCCGGCGCAGTCCCGTGTTGAGGTGATCAGCGAGACCACGGTCGACGCGGAGATCAAACGCCTGGAGTCGGAGATGGCCGGCCGTGACCGCGATCATTCAGGCACCACCTGACAAGCTGCGCCGTCTCGCCGACCTTCAGCGGGAAGTGCGCCAGCGCGCCGACCCGCACCTGACGTGGCTGAGATGCGCCCGCCCGGACCAGCTGCTCCCCGACGGTGACTGGCGGATCACGTATTTCCAGGGTGGTCGCGGAGCCGGGAAGACGCGGAGCTCAGCGCAGGGCCTCGCCCAGCTGATCCGCGAACATGAAGGCACCCCATGTGACTGGGGGATCGTCGCCCCCACCTACCGGGCCGCATGGACAACCTGCGTTGAGGGCGAGTCAGGGTTCCTCGCCGCGCTCGGCACGTCCGCCGGGGAAGTGAAGAACGGCACCAGCGCCACAGTCGCCTACGCGCACCGCTCGTACGGTGAGATCGGCCTGCACAACGGTCACGTCATCTACGTGGACTCCGCGAACGACGGTGCGCTGCGGGTCCAGGGCAAAAACCTCACCGCCTGCTGGTGCAGCGAGATCGGCTTGTGGCTGAAGTGGGTCACAGCGTGGGACGAGAGTATTGCGTACGCGGTCCGCCGCGGCGCGTCGAAGATCATCGCTGACGGGACACCGAAAGTGTCCCGCCCGGCCGCGAAACTGATCCGCCGGCTGCTCCGCGACGAACCCGGTGTGATTGTCCGCAGGCTCCGCACCGTCGACAACCTCGCGAACCTGTCGGAGACGTTCTACCGTTCCGTGGTGGCCCGCGCGACCGGCACCCGCCTTGAGCGGCAGGAGCTCGAAGGCGAGCTCCTCGATGATGTCGAGAACGCACTGTGGACCCGCGACCTGCTCGAGTCACTCCAGGCCGACGACATTCCCGGCGGCGACTATGCGGGCCTGTCGCAGGTGTATGTGGGCGCTGACCCGTCTGACGGCACCGAAGAGTCCGACGAGTGCGCGTACACGGTGTGCGGGATGGGCCAGGACCGCCGCCTGTACATCCCCGAGTCGTGGGGCGGCAGGATCGGGCCGGTCGCGTTCCTGAAACGTGTGGTGCTGACTGCGGATCAGTGGCACGGCACGGTGGTGCTGGAGAAAAACCACGGCGGCGCCTACCTTGAGGCGACACTCCGGCAGGTGATGCGGGACCTTGGTGTCACCGTCCCGTACATGGTCGTCCACGCCTCGCAGGCCAAACGGACACGTGCCGAACCCGTAGCCGCCCTGTATGAGCGGGGCATCATCCGGCACGCCCGCGGCCCGCACGTGGAGCTGGAAGACCAGATGGTGACCTTCACCGGTGCCGCCGGGGAACGCTCGCCCGACCGTCTCGATTCTGCGGTGTGGGCGTGTTCCCCGTTCCTGGACCATGACTTTGACGCACGTACGTCACGCCGTCCGCCTGGTCCTCGCCGCTGGGCTGTGTCCGAGGATCTCGAGCGGATGGGCCAGGACACGGCGACCCGGATGCGTGCCCGTCTCCGTGGCCGTGACCACCAGGACGACCGCCCCGACCCATGGTCAGCGGACTCGTTCGCGCCGCAACCGGATGATGGGCGCCCGGAACGGCCAAACGTCCACTCGTGGCGCTAGTTGAAGCCCTCGATGAACTTGCGCATCTCGCCGGGCGAGTCCAGCTGACCCCCCGCGACGAGCATCACCATCAGTTGCGCACCCGCGTGGTTCTCAGTCTCGGGATGCTTGCGCAGGTCCGAGCACATAGACGCGACCGCGTTCACCATGTCCCCGCGCTCGGCGTACATGAGGGCACGTTCCTTGCACCAGGCGAGATGCTCGGCGCGCGTACCGTATCCGTGGCTCACGGGCCTGACTGTAGTCCAGCCGAGGTGAGCCGACATGGCCACTGTCCTGTACACCGCGCTGGCCCCGCTGACCGTTTACAGCGTGATCGCCACCTGGTACGCGGCCGTCGGGGACAACCTGCCCCTTGACCCGGCCCGGCAGTCCACAATCAACCTGCTCGCCGCAGGCTTGGTCGCGCCGGCAGCCAGCGGTGCGACCGACACGACCACGCCCGCGAACGTCCAGCGAGGCGTTCCCGGGATCAAGGTGTGCGTCAGCAACTAGCTTCGATGAAAAGCCATCAGCAGCTCATAGCAGTCGTCGCACACGACCGCAGTGTCGGCTAGTTCCTCTGGTGAGAAGTTCGCCTGCGCCTCGGCCAGTGCGTCCTCGTCTGACCACTCGGACACGAAGTCCTTGCCGCAACGCGCGCACGTGCATGTCTCCCCCATGGCCGCATGATCTCACACCAGTGGCGGGGGGTGAGATTGAAGATGTCACCCCAGGACCCCCAGAAAGCACGGATCGTAGCGTTCCCCGACTTGAAGCCAGCGACACGCCGTGACCTGATGCGCGGCGAGGTCGGGACAGAGTACGACCAGCAAACACGGATGTTTGGCCTATACCAGGGCAATTCGGTGTTTGACTACGGCCAATGGGGCGTTAGAGATCTTGAGCAAATGCTGGTTCGTGACGGTCAGGCTGCGGCGCTTGAGGCGGTGCTGACGCTGCCGATCCGGCAGGCTAGCCGCGCGATCGAGCCCGGCAAGCATGACGCCGGCGAAGCCGAGTTGTGTCACTCGGTGCTGTTCGCACCGCACACGTCCGGCGGGATGAAAACCCCACTACAGGAAGTCGTCGGGCAGGTCACTTCTTCGCAAATTTACAAAAAGAGCTTCCATGAGCTCTGCTGGTCCATCCGCGAAAAGGACGGCGCCGTAACGCTGGACAAGATAGCGTTCCGTCCCACGGCGACGTGCGAGATGCGGCGCAACGTGCACACCGGTGCCGCCGAAGGATTTCGCCAGCAGGTCTGGGGTTTTGGTGGCCAGGCGCTAGCCGTGAAACAAGGGCAAACGCCAGGCTATGTCGATGTGCCGCGCGTTAAATCGTTTATCCATATAAATGGTAAACATCGCGAGCCATTGACGGGCACAAGCGAACTTGACCTTTGTTATTGGGTACACCAGACGAAATTGAAGCTTTTGTTCCTCTGGTACCAATTTCTTGAGTCCCAGTCATTGCCAAAGGTCATTGTTTACGGCCAGGACCAGCGGGAAGCCAACGCGAAGGCTGATGACATAGCCTCGCTCCGCTCGAGCGGCGTGGTCGGCTTCGCTCGCGACCCGCAAGGCGCCAAAAGCTTCGAGCTGCTCCAGTCGGACGGCAAGGGTGCCAGTCAATTCGCTGACGCCCTGTCGTTCCTGGAAACGTGGCAGACGGCTTCGGTGCTGGCCGGTTTCACGGGCCTGTCCTCGCTGGCGGCGATGGGCCGTGGCAGCCTGGCCCTATCCCAGGATCAGTCGGCGTTTTTCCTGAAGTCCCGGCAGGCGATCAGCCTGGAGATCGCCGAGTCGATCACCCATGAGGTGATCGCCCCGCTGGTCACGCTCAACTTCGGCCCGGGCGCGTCGTATCCCCGGTTCGAGTTCGGCGCCTTGACTGATGAGGCCGGCGGGCTGCTGGTGGGCTTGTTCCAGGCGATGGCGGTGGCACCCGCACTGACGGTGCCGACCGGGATCCTGGACATCATCACCGAACGTGTCGCCACGTACCTGAACCTGGACGTCAGTGCCGTCACCGAGATTGTGCAGCAGGCGGCGAAGGACCGGGAAGCGCAGGCGACCGCGACCGCACCACCGGGAATGCCCGCCCAGTCGGCAGGCCAGTTGGGGCATCTGGCGGGTGGGGTGAGCGCGGCGGCGGCGATAGCGAAGCAGGCGCTCGCCCAGGCGGGCAACGCTCCGATGCCGGAGAACATGGCTCAGCCGTATGACGTGCCGGTGATGGGTGTCCAGCCGGGCGCTTAGGGTGCCGCGGGCTGCTTTACCGGTCGCTGACGTTCCCGCAGTCGCGGCACTCGTGGCTGAGGTCAAACTCCAGAGGGCCGCCGTCGTACCAGACGGCCAGCGGGGACGCGCCGTGTGCCTCGTGGCGGGTTCCCGG